TAGAGTGGGAAACAGCCGTCAAATCAGCTGTGAAAAAAATTAGACAAAACATCTAAGAAAGTGATACTATTAATATATGGCTAAACATACTAAAGATGATATCGATAAATTACACGACTATAGCATTTACACTCCTTCTCGACTTATTTATATAGGCTCAGAACAGTCTGATTCCGACCTCAATGAGTCAGGAACCGACTACTTGATGGCAGAGCGTCTAATTAAGAATATAGAGATTTTAGAACATATAAACGCAGACCCTATCACTATCATAATGAACAATTTGGGTGGTGATTTCTACCATGGGATGTCTGTATATGATAGGATAATATCCTCTAAATGCCACGTCACTATAAAGGCATTTGGGTACGCCATGAGTATGGGCTCTCTGATTCTGCAGGCGGCAGATGTCAGGATTATGTCCCCTAATGCGACAATGATGATTCACTATGGAGAAGCAGGGATAGAGACCACTTCAAAGAACTTTCAGCAGTGGGCCAAAGAATATGATAGGACAGATGGGGTTATGGAGTCTATCCTTTACAAAAAAATGGTAGAGAAAAACCCAGACTTTAAAATTAAAGAGCTAAGAAAGATGTTAAGTTTAGATACTTTTTTTCAGGCAGAGCAGGCTCTAGCATTAGGGCTGATAGATCAAATTGAAGGAAAATAATGAAAAAAATATATGACTTTGGATTTGGAGACACTCGCGGCTTAAGAGAAATGACTCTTAGGCGTTTTTTTGACTTTGGATTTGAGTCGACTCAGGTTGACTGGAACCTCCATGGTGGGTATGCGTCTCATCAAGGGAATCCTGAGCTTGTAACTCAGACTCGTAAATTGATTTCCGATCTTACTGGTAAGAATTACAAACACGTTTTGATAACAGCAGGAGCTACCAATGCCCTTAACGCTTATCTCTATGCAAAAAGAGATGACAACACTCAGTACGCATTTACGAATGAAATGTATTACGGGATGTACCCTCAGATCATCACAAATCAAGGATATTACCACTCAATCATAGGTAAAGAAGGTAATCCTCATTCAGAGGACGTTACGATACTCGACTCGCCGACGAATCCTAAAGGTGAGATAATACCAAATCTTATGGCTCAAGACAATGGCCGTAACATAGTGTGGGACGCCGCATACTACAGCCCAACCTACTACGGAACGTGGAATGGAACTAGACTTTCAATACCTAAAGTATTCCCTGCTCATGAGGCCATGGTCGGGTCTTTCAGTAAACTAACTTCCATTAACGGAATTCGTATTGGATGGCTAGCTACGGACGACTCGTATATCGTAGGGAGAGCTTACGATTATATCCACGGAGACGCTTGTTCTGTGAACGGTGTCGGTCAAGAGCTTGTGGCGAGATTTCTTAAGACAGTTGATATGGATGAGTTTTACAAAGCTGGTAACAGTCTTATTTCGGACAATAAACAGGAAATTAGCAGACTTTGTTATCTTTTAGGGCACGAGGCAATTCCTGAACATGGGATGTTTGCTTTTGCTCCTACGGACACTAAGATGAAGGACCTTTTTAGCTCTGCTGGAGTTGTGTTTAGCAACGGGCATGATATGGGAGCGAGCTTTGATTCAGTGAGAATCAATCTGGCTAACACAAGAGAAGAAACAAGAGAAATGGTTCAGGCTATTTTAAAAGCGGACGGCAAGTGATACGTTATTTGCTGGGCTCTTTTGTAGGGTTCGGCATTGGTTTTATTTTAATGAACAAGATCGCCATAGACAGGCTTTTATTTTTAGATGACCTGATACCCATCATAGAGAGAAAAAACTACGAAGTTGGGTGTAAATCAGTAGCTATTGACAAATCGCAGTGTAATAAAAACGCCGACATTTACTTTAAAAACAATGACAGTTTCTGGAAGAAAGACCTACCTAAGTAAGTCTTTTATCATCTCGTGATATTCTATTTCGTTTCGATCAGACCAATACTTTTGGCTTACGGCTTCCCATTTAGGATTCCATTTTTTGAAAAGATTTAAAGTCCCTAACACGTAACTCTCTGCTATAGTTTGGTTCTCTTCATACTGCTCAGTCTTACCATGTAAGTACATAGATGATAAGTGAAACGGCATACCTATAAGGCCAAACCAGTAAAGAGGGTACATCTTGCCAGCCTTTATTAAAAACCAGATATTGTGTGGTATTAAAGGGTCAGCAAAGTCAAACATCTTAGATTCAACTGTATGCTCAGAAGATACAATCGTATTTTCGAACTTAAGTTTAAGCCAGTTAAATTTCATAGCCTTTGTTTCAGTAGTGGGCTTTGAATCCTTGTAAAAACAATGAGGGTATGGTCTCTTAGTTGAGAGAGGCATATCTCTTTCTGTGTTCTGGGCAAAGAAAGCTGACTTAAGTCTAGACCAGAATATACGTCGAATAGCCTTATGCTCTCCAGCCCTATAAAGACCAGCCACCAAAGGAATCATCTGATCTCTTGTTGCGTTCTTTGGATTGTTAGCTGGAGCTCCTACTGGACATCTAAAAAATAGACCCTTAGACTCATAATTCTTTATGAGAGCCATATCCATAGCGGAGTTGCCAGCAAAAACAAGAATTCCGCATCTTACTGCGGAATCCATATAATCTTTTGAGATAAAATCTGTAGGGTAGTTATTAATCCCTCGGCAAATCATTTAAAGTACCTTCAGTCTTGCAGCGGCTCTTAATGCCTTGATTTCTAGGGACATCGCTGTTCCGCCATCGAGTTCTCTTAAAAGCATCCAATCTGTGTCGTTAAGATATTTAAGCGCTTCTGCGGACTCTTTTTCAGCCAAGGCTTGTGCTGTAATATCTACGATTGCTGAAGTGAATTCAGCAGGTAATGTATGATATTTAATGATATTACCCTCTAAGTCATACTGGTCTCTTATAGACATAGACTGAGCAATATCTTCATTATTCTCTAGAATGCCTTCTGAAATCTCTTTTACTTCTCTTTGGATTTTACCAAAAGAGCCATTAGCCGACTCAGCGGCAAGCCATGCTTGAGCTTCTAATTCAGTAAGGAATTCAGCTTTGTTTGTGACTATATTATTTTTAGTGATTTCTACTTTAAACATTAACTGCCTACCTTTATATCGATTCAAGAGATATGTAGTTACATTGAGGAACTACGCTTAATGTTGTTGTGACATCGGAATAAACTCTAAAAGTAATAACGTCTCCAGCATTCAGATATAGAGTTGTTGAGCCAGTTGCTGACGCCCTTCGTCCAGTTACGGTTTGATCTCCATCAATAGCAATGTAATCACTAGCAACTCCATTTATGTATGGAACCATCACTGTGATAAAATCTATTGTTGAAACTCGACCGACAGATTGGAACGCTCCGCTAAGACTGTAAAAACCAGCTCTAGGAATTGTTGCCGAACCGCCCGAATAAATCCCATGAGTGTCATAGACTTTCGTTGCATAAGTTATGGTTGGGAAAGTATTGTTTATTGTTGATCCTGCTGAAGTTCTATATTTAAAAGCTATCTTTTCATTCGCAGCAATAGCTTGTGGGCCTTGCATTTTTTCAATAGATAGCTTTGTAGTTCCAGCGAGCGCTCTTGTGTTAAGAGATGCACCGCTTGTTTGATAACCAAACATTGAAATTGTATCGCCAGCAACGCATTTTATTATTGCATCTGCAACAACAGCAGTCCCATCTCCAGAAGACACAGCCTGAGTTATAGTTCCATAACTATGGATACTTCCATTTTTTGCAATAGACACAACTCTATATCCTGTGGCATTGTTAACCCAGTGAAGAATTGCGTTGATTCTGTAATATCCCGAGCTCAATATTGTGTATCTTCCAGTTGTTCGATTGAAAGAAGCTACAGTATCCACTGTTCGGACTGAGGCGGCGTCATAGTTTATGATTTCTGTGTCGGCAGCGTTTGGAATTAATTGCGACGCTGATTGGTATTCAGAAAACGCGATCGTGCGCGAATCGTAAGAATCAGACACTTGCACAGACGCTCCCCAACCTTGAATCGGGATGCTTAACTGAACAGTGTTAATACCACCTGTTGCCAAAGCTGTTCCAGCCTGTAGAACCTGCCAATTAGAACCACCAAAATAAATTTTATTATCAGCAGGGTTCCAAACCAAAACCCCACCAGAGCCAGCCCCACCTTGCGTTCCATATTGACCAACGCCAGTTCCAATTCCTAAGGCTGATTGGATGTTGTTAGGTAAATTGAAGTACGCTGTCGCGCCTGTTACAGTTCCACAGTTGAAAGTACCTAAAACTTCCATGCTTGAACCAACTCGACGCCATTGCATAGCAATAGCCGTTACAGTTCCAAGACCTACAAAAGTTGGAGTATAGGCTTGCCAATCAGTGATTGGAGTTCCATATACATTAACACTTGGGCTAATTGTTACGTTATCTATCTTTAATTCAGCAGATGCCCCATACGTGTTGGTCATATGACCAAGCAATCTAAAAGATGTGCAGTTTGAGTCAAATTGTACCGTAGCTTGAAATTTATCAGATACTGTCGTGGACTCCGAGAACATCTTGGTATTTGAAGGCTCTACTATTTTAGAGTTTGTAATATCGTAGCAAACCCAAATCATACTTCCGTCGTTCCACGTATTTGTGTTTATATCAGTAAAAATATAATCAAACGAAATCTGCAAGGTCTTAGCTCTGTATGCTGGGTCTAGTGTTATAGGTCCTGTTGACCAGCCATTACCAGTAGCTGCGCTGGCTGGTTTTGTTAACAAGTATGACTTTGTCCCTGTCAATGGATTGGTTGAGGTTACCGATGAGGTCACTGTAGGCGACCCACCAGCCCCATCTACAGGATAGGCTGTTCCATCCGCATAAGGAGTAAAGATTGAAGCCGCTACAGAATCAGCGTTTCCGTTGGTAATTAAATTGATCGCCCCACCGCCTGATGGGTTTAGGAGCATTGAGCTAGGTATTTTAGTTACTGACATATTTTAATCCTTTATAATTTATTTTATAACTCTGTAATTTCCAAGAAACCGTTAGCCCCGTTTCGAGTATTTGTAGAAATTCTTGTTGTTAGTCTTAAAACATCCCCTTCAAATAGAGTAGCCTCACTAGACTCTTGAACATGCCCTACTGATCCAGAGGCGTTAGAGTCTAACCCATAAGAATGATAGTTGGTTGGCTGCTGAGTTCCGCCATTTACTGTATACGCAACATATCCTGTCTCTCCATTGTTAGGAGTGAATGTGTTTCTGCATGTTATTTTATATCTAGCGGTTTTTCTTATGGTTAAAGTGTTAGCCGTGATAGGATATCTTGCGACATCCGAGGTCTCAGTGAGTGGGGCGACTACCCAAACATTCGCCGTTTGAGTGTAAAGAGTGCCGCTGGACACAGAAGCTACGAAACTTTCTTTTCTGATATTCAAATTCGTAATATGCCATCCAAATCCATCACAGACAATTTCCACTAAGTCGTACTGGTTGTACAAAGCAAAAGTTGCAGAGCCTTCTATCTGCTCTGCTGCGTCCCCATCAATAACAACCTTATTTGTAGATGAGTCGTATTTCTTAATGATAAATTTCTTTCCAGAAAGTCCTGTTGCTGGTGGGAGAGTGATTGTTCTAATCCCAGCTGCCGCTGACACTAAGAGAACTCCATCATCGCTTGTCGCTGTGTAGTCTGCTATTTTTAGAGACACATTCTCTCTACCTATAGCACCTACAGCAAGCTTAGGCTGAGTCACAGCGCCATCTTGTATCTTCGCAGTACTAACGCTTAAATTAGCTGGAACATTTACGATTGTTGTTGACCCAGATATAACTTGAATATCGGTAGCGTCTGGAGGAGCTACGCTGAAAGTTAAAGAAGTCCCAGCTACCGAGTAAGTGTCTTTGTTTTGATAAACACCAGAAATGAAGACTAGGGTGTTATCCTCAACGCTAGGGTCTACAGATAAAGTGAAAACATCAGTAATCCCATCACCAGTAAAAAGATCAACAGTAGGGGCTAGACCGCCGCCAGAACCAGTACCACCAACAACTTGCCATCTAGCAGATGTTGTGTCGTAAAATAAAGTAATAGATGAATCTATTTCTAAAGTTAATGCCGCACCAGTTCCTGTTAAGATACGGTCAGCAGCAGAAGCTCCAGCGTCGTCATTATTAATAGCAACAGCTACGCCAGTCTTGTTTTCTAAGATCATTATCTTATTAAAAGAAACCGCAGGAATGCCGCTAATATCTGTTAAGGACACATTAGTTAATCTGACAATGCCTGAAGAGTTAGCTGTTAATGTAGCTGCTGTTCCAGTAGTCGTACTGTCTGTAACCAATCCAGCTTGTAAGTACTCGCTCGACTGCCCTTTTAAAGAGCTTGAGTTGCCAGCTGGGATAGCAAGACCGTTTCTAAAATAGATTGTAGTTCCAACACGTTTTGCGATTAAAAACACTTCTTGATTGGAAGACGTAACAGCAGGTAGTGTGGCAGAGTCATCTGTGACAACAGCAGTTCCTGCCGATCTATTGACCACAGCGTAGACCATTCGGCCATCAGCTGATAATGTTCTTGTTGTAGAGCCAAGATCAACAATGACTGGTGATCCACCAGCGACTAGTGAGTTAATATGTAGTTTTAAAGAAGCTGAAAAAGCGACAGTAGCCGCAGAAGAGTCGACGGTTAAAATACCACCGTCAACCAGTTGAATATTTTTATCTTCAAATAGCTTAGCTAATTCATCATTTATTTTAGGAAATATGGTATCTAGAGTGTCGTTAGCAGCAGAGCCAACCATCGATTGGGCTGCGACTAGCTTGGTCTGTCTAGAGTCTGTTTTTATAGACATTTTCTATTCCTCTTTATGAATTTCTCTGTTTTACGAATTCAATTTTATCATTAGCTACTAAGTCAAATGTGAAAGAAACTTGTGTTCTAGGAACCGTCCCAACAAAATTATAGTCGAAAATTGAATCCATTTTTACCCCATTAAGGAAGATAAATAGATCGTCGTTCGAATATGTTCCTGAGCTTGGCAGAGTTACTGGAGTTCCTGAGGTAATCGGACCATTGATCTGATTGGCCCCAGCACCAGAAGCTACAACCTCTAAGCTCTGAGCGTAAATAGTAGGAAGAGTTGACTCAACATCAACCCCTCTTAAAACTCCATTTACAAATCTCGCTGCTCTAACTGTAGCCATATATCCTTATAGTATCACTAATTAACGCCGACAACTTGGATGTCGATATCTAAAATGTTAGCTGTTTTTACAAAACCAATTCGAACGATAGCAGAGTTTGCTGCCGTTGGAGCTGTTTGCGTTAAAGCGCCTGCAGCAGTTAAGTAAATAGGAGCTCCGATAGTTGTGAATCCGTGAGCAGTTACGGTTAACGCTCCTTTTCTTGTAACAACCACATCGCCACCAGCAGATACAGAACTTGCAGGATAAGCTACGCCAATAGCATAGAATAAATCAGCAGAAGATGCGTCGTTATTAGCTATAGAAACTCGACCAGCTACGAAACCTGCGTCAGCAGCAACAGCCCATCTCATTACAGCGATTGTTGTGGCAGATAGGGCTTCGTTAGCAACTTCAGTAGAAGTTATAGAAGAGGCCCCTGTCTGAGCATCAACATACGCTTTAGTAGCAACATCTTGAGCTGAAGTCGGGTCTGTTACGTTGATAATCTTTGTAGAGTTAGCATTGATAGCAGAACCGTTAAGAGATATTTGACCTCTAGTTCCGCCAGCAGAAGTTCCTGTTTGTAATACGATATTACCAGAATTACCAGAACCAGCTGTTTTATTACCAGATTCGATAAGAACCGCATTAGTAGCCGTTCCGTTCGCCGTAGCGTTGTTTCCTGTGGCTAAAGCTATCGGTAATGTTGATTCACTCTTAATCTCGGCAGCTGTCGCTCCAGATGGAGTTGTGCTTGAAGCTCTTAACATTAAGTTGAAGGCCGTACCCACTTCTAATTGTTGAGATAAGTATCCAATTCTCCATTTAGCACCAGAAGAGCCGAGGTCTAGGAGACCCGATGTGCCCGGCAGCAGGTTAACATTAACTGCAGATGTCGTTAAATTACTTAAAGCTTGATTCGCTTTTCCATCTAACTGAGTCTGAGCGTTTGATGTTAAGCTGTTGATGTATTGTAATTCAGTGTTTGAAACCGAACCGTCAGCCAATTTAGCTACGTCGATACCAGTAGCCACAGCTGAATTCGTAACAGAAGCTGCTCCCAATTCTGCTGAAGTGATAGTTCCAACTTTTAAACCAGTAGCAGATTTGGCTAATGTCGTACCGTCTAATTCTAAAGACAACTGGCCAGTAGCGATCTGAAGACCTTCGCCGTCATGATCAACTGAAATATTAGAACCAGATACTGTAATACCGTCTCCACCAACTAAAGATGAAGATGAGTTGAAAAATACGAAATTGATAGGGTCAGTATCTAAAGTAACAACTGCTCCAGACTGAACAAACACTTTACCAGCATTCGCAGTACCTTCTTGAACAGCAACTAAAGAGCCGTTGATCTCATCGACTGGACTTAAAGAGTCGAAGTCAGTTGAACGAGATGGAGTTGCAGAAACTACGTAAATACCGTTTTCTGCAGCGGCAGTCTGGTCTTTAGCCAAGACTCTGTCGCCATTTGCTAATGTAACACCGTCTATAACATCGCCAGCATTCAATCCCGTAGCAATTACGATATTAGCGGTAGTAGCAACGCGAACAGCAGCTTTTGGCTTTAAGCCCTCAAGAAGAGCGTCCATCTGGCCCTTGTTAACAGCATCACCAGATGCAGTACCAGCGGCTAAGTTGATTATTTTTTTACTAGAAAGGTCTAAAGCACCAGTACCATTAAGGGCTAACTTAACGTTACCATTTACAGCATTAGGTTGAATATTTAAGTCATTACCTAGAGTCTGAAGTAACGAATTACCAGCGTTAAGGATGTAAGCATGAAGGTTATAAAACTTATTTCCAGAAGAACCGAGATTCCGACTACCGTCAGCGTCAGGAAGTAAATTCCCAGTAATAGCAACCGAACCATCTCTTTGCACAGCTGTTGCGATAAGACCTAAGTTGACGTTAGCGTCAGGAACTGTGATAGTTCTATTAGCTGTGATAGAGCCAGCAAAAGTAAATGAAAACGCACTTCCTAATTTAGCTTTTAAATTGTCAACAACAAGAGTGTTGACTGATAAATCCACATCTCTGTGAATACCCGAAACGAGCCGACCTAACTTTGTGATATCCATTTATACTTCCTTTTTGTATGAAAAAACATACCCTTTGTGCGTTTTTCTTTTATTTTTTAAACAGTCGCTAACTCTTGAGCCGTCCAAATTCAGGACTCTCGAGCACTCTTCCTTATTTATCCAACATCCTACATATTCCAAACTTTTCTTTTTAAAGACATAGAACTGTTGAGATCCAGCAGATAAGGACATTTGTAATTTCGTCTTCTCGCTATGTTTTGTTCCTAACCTAGCTATCCTTAAGGACTGTCTGTGCTTCTCACCCTTAGGCTTTCCTTTTAGTTTTTTAGAAATTGCTAGTCCAGCCTTAACGTGGGACTCCTTAGTCATACTTTCTCTAGCTAAAAGTAGAGAATAGATAGTCTTAGCTCTATGGCTCTCAGAAAGAGGTTTCCCTGTTAGAGATTGAGAGATTGACTTGCTGACTCGAGCCTTGTACTCAGGGTTTGACCATGACAGGGACAGTCTGGCAGAGTGGGCTTTTTTATTTTCCTCACTAGACCATCTAGACGTCTGATATCCAATCATCCTCTCTCTGTATTCAGGATTTTTCCACATCTCCTTAACCTGAAATGAGGTGAATCCCGTACCTCCGTCTGTTATATTACATCTGGGGCGAAACTCTTTTATTGCCAAATATTCCTGAAAATAAGCATAATCCTCAGCGATATTATCAAATAGTATCTTAGATACGAAACCATGTTTGTTTACAACATTATTCCAAAACGGATTGCGACATCTCCTGTCTTTATGACGGTAGCCTGTGCCTTTTCCTATATAGAAAAGCTCTCCAGTATCAGCAGTGTAATGTCCATAAACATAGAATTTCATCAAAGTCCTTTAATTACCCTTAAGATTGTTGTCTTTTTGTATTGGATTTAGCTCAAATTGCATATGGGCCTCTAGGCCGTACACATTCAAGTATTTATTAGCTTTGGCCTTAGCCTCAGCTATAATTTCGTTCATTTTGACGCCTAGAGCTTTTTGGATATTTTCCAGCTGCTCTTCGGTTAAAGCTTCTACGTCTACGCTTCTTTGTCTTTCCATTATAATTGCCCCACCAGTCTTATTGATAGTAAAAGGTCCTTATTTGAGGGATTAATAGCACTTCTAGCAATAACCCCAATACGGATAACGTAATCCCCAGCAGCAAAGCCACCAGTTCCAATATCAGGCTTAATGTTGGTCAATCCGCCTGATTTGGCTACGTATATAGTATCGCCAAAAGAAAAACCAGAAACATTCTCGATCTTACCGCTAGTGTAGATATCACCGATAGAGGAATCTGCGATATTTTGAGAGGTAACCCCAGCACAGTTCATCGAGTCTATCTCGATAGAAGTATCTGTCGCCCTACCATACCCGTTCGAATCAACCGATACAGGGTACAAAACTGGAATAGCAGAGCCCGATTGGTTCTCGATCTGAGTCTTGCTTGAAGACCCAGCACCAGATTGGGCCTCAGAGATTATCGCAGAATATGGACGATATGTCATTTTTACAATACTCTCCATGAAGTTCCGTCAGAAACAATCGTAACAACTTCATCTAAAACAGTCACCGCTAAAGGTGACGCTGTTCTATTCACGCCGTCAACTGTTTGACTTAACACAGAAGCTATGTACATCGTATTTCCTGCATCGATTTTCTTGATATAGAAAACCTTACCAGCGATTCCCACAGCTGAAGGAAGAGTGACGGTAACATCAACACCAGCATTCGCAGCTAATACAACATCGTTTGCGACGGTCATTGTGTAATTTGAAGATGTGATTGTCTGAACAGCTAACAGAGCAGCTGTCGGTGTTGATGACAAAGTAATGTCTGTAGCGTTCTCAGTAACAGTAACTCCAGCACCAGCTTTTAAACGTCTAAATTGAAGATCAATCCCAACCTTAGAAATAAAAACACCAGCCCCAGTACCTTGATTCGAAGCTGTATTAGCCTCACCTGAACCGCTTGACATTCCAGTTGAGACTGTAGGTTCGATTCGATACATTAACCAGTCGCCAGCGACAAGATTAAACAAGAATTGAATAGTATTACTCTCAGCTCCGCTTGATCCGATCTCAACCCAGTCAACTCCTAAGAATTGTTTTACACCGTTAAGATAAACTTCAAGATCGCCATTACCGACAATAAAAGTTCTTACCGCAAAACTATTTCTAGAGTCTGTAGGAATACTAATATTAGTATTAGCTAAAACAGGAGCTGCTAGCAAAGTAGCCTCATCGTAGTCTTTCTTAGCTATAGATAAAAGGATAGAACCAACAGCTTTATCTAATTGCTTAATTGACAAAGTAAGGTTTTCAGCGTCAGCAACAATGTTATTAGGATATCCAACACCTTGAGTAGTAACTGAAACAGTTAAGCCAGTAACGTCAACGTTAGCCGCATCCGTCGTAGCTCCAGCTTGAGAGTTCGTAACCGTAATTACAGGGCCAACCTCTGTCGCAGAAAATGCAGCTAAAGCGTCTAAAGCCAAAGCTGTCTTGGTAGCAACTTGAGAGTCTGTGTCGCCCGTTACGATATCTACAACAATAGGAATGCGTCCTAAAATAGCAGGGTCCGTTCCTACGGCGTCCTTACGATACCAAACATAAAACTTTTGAATATCGTTTGCGGAATTGATTGTTAATTTCTGACCTGAAGTGATTGACGAAGCAGCTGGCGTTGTGATGCTAGTAACTTCCGTTGCTAAAATACCCAACTGAGTTGAGTAAGATGGTTGGAAGTCGTGCTCGCTCGTAGCTCCCATATATTGGAGAACTTGATCTGATGTGCTGTCGTTAATATCTTTAGACTCACCTTGCTCTATCTCTGCTCCGACAAAACGAGCATATACTCTAGGCAATGTTCCAGCATTATCATCACGCAAGAAAAGCCAGAAAATATCCTCAGATAAAGGAACATCTTTTCTAGCTGCAATTTTAATATGACGATTTGTAGAAGGAGTTGGGTTTGTCTGATAGACGCCCCAAGCATACTTAGCTTTAAGACCAGATGGTCCACTAGAAAGTCCGCCGTAAACTTCAGTCAATGTTACTTGAGATAAAGAATCAACGCTTTGTATTTTATAATACTGACTGTCGTCAACAGAAGCTAGCTTTAACCAGTCGCCAGCAACCAATCCAGAAGTCCATGAAACAGAACCAACAGAAGAAACAATAGCTCCGCTGTTGATGAATATAAGATTAGGAACGATAGATACGCCGCGAACTAAATTAATGTAAGCAACTTGATCATCAGCTAAAGTAACATCTGTCGAAGCAGCATTTGCTATGATTTTATATCCCAGTCTGCTTCCGATAACTCTAGTGAAAACATCTTGAGACCAATTTAATCGGCCAGCTACTGTAGCGCTATGAGTGACATTGCCACGACCTGTGAAAACAGTGTTACCTAAGTCAGCTCTTAAATTAACAGCAGAACCTCCAACGTTTGGAGAGTACCAATAAACAGTTCCTTTAATTTCAAGGATAGATGACATGATAGCGTCCATCCACTGCTTAAGACTTTCTAACTGCTTATCTCCGCCGCTGAATGGGTCTGAAGTTGATACTGTACTTGTAGCTGAAACTTCTTGACGACCATCAATCCAAGGATATACATAAGAAGGGTTTGGAGTTGAAACACCAGCCTTACCAAGTCGACCTAACATATCTCGTTGATCTGTAATGTCGACAACGTTATTCGCAACGTCAGTAGTTACCTTCGCAACAGGAAGAACGTTCGAAGCCCATAAGCTAGTAGTGATAACTATTTTATATCTTAAGATTTTAGCTAAAGGAGCTGTCTTAGTTGTTTCGTTTTTATTGGTAGGATTCCAAATATAGATTTGATCAGAGGTAGCGTCATCAACTATGCGCTCATATTCAAGGCCGATGTAGTTCACAGCATTAGCCGTAAAAGCTCCGCTGACTTTAGTGTTAACAGTAGAATTCAAAACCTCAGGAACGGTTCCTGTTGGGACAGTGTAAAAAGTACCAGCTTGAGCAGAAGTTCCATGTAGGATAGCGGAGTTGGCGACAAGCAGTTGTAGGCCGTTAGAAGCAGAGCCGATAGCTCCAGTCATGTTAATCTTAAAGCCACGAACGATCAGTCCCCGACCTTCGCCAGTAACCAGACCTCTTAGCATCTCATCGAAATCATTAGCAACTGCCGATTCGATCGAGCGCATGTGGGATAAATCGACGCGCTGTTGACTTAGCCAGTTCTGTTGTCGTCTAATTGCCATAAAATAACCTCTCAAAAGGACGCAGTCCCATACTTTAAAGATTGGTAGTTGACTGTTAAATAAACCCCTGCTATACTTAGGATAGTATCATTAAAAAGACGTGCAATTTTAAGGGTATACATGGAGGCATAGATTGGGTAAAAAGGGACGAACTGAGACAAAAGACAAGGAATACTCAAGAAATCAGAAGCTGGCTCATGAGAATAAGATGCTCCAAAGGGAGATAGCCAAGCTAAGACGTCAGCTCGAAAGAACTGAACATATGGTCCTGAGAGGGCCTAAGCCAGACAAAGGGCCTAGCGAAGAGCTGGTTGAGATGACCAAAAAGATCAAAAAGCGACCATGCCATAAGTGCGCGGATGGGTTTTTAACTATAGTTAAATACGATCGAGCTGGTGAGGAGTACTATTACAGACAGTGTAGTGAGTGCGACAACCGAACCAGAGGTAAGAAATTCACTGAAAGCGTGGAAGAATGAAGTTTATCAGCCTAGACCTAGAGTTTAATCAGCCCAGCTGTACCTTAATACAGATAGGAGCTGTTATATTCGACCCTAAGTCTGGGGAGATAGCAGATAGATTCAGCCGAATAATACACACGACCGAAAGACTGGCCCCATATATTATAGAGCTTACTGGCATATCTCAAGATCAGGTCGACAATGGAATGGACCTAAAACAGGCCTATGTCGAGCTCTGCTTATGGAAAAAGAAAAATAAGGCCCACAAACAGACCGTAACTTGGGGAACTGGTGATGTCAGAGCTTTAAAAGAGCAGGTCACTAAAAGATATGCCAAAACTGGGGATGAGCTTGTTTGGGAATTCGGTCTTAGAGATTACGACGCCAAAACCATATTCCAATCAATTATGTTAGCGCAAGGGCATACCACAAAAGCTGGTCTTGGAACTGCCATGCAGGTTCTTGGACTGGAATTTGAAGGAAGAGCTCACGACGCCTTGGTTGACGCCGAAAACACTGCTAAAATATTTATGTTTTTGATTAGAAAACTAAGTTTTATCTAGAGGCTGGTAAGGGATAAGTCCTTCAAAGCTCAAAGTAACCTTTACCGTATTCTTAATTCCGATAGTGTTAGATTCTGTTTTGATTTTAGCATATGGGATAAATAGAATATCTTCTGAAGATACTCGGTCTTGAATTCTTATGCTGATATACGGAGCTGACTGGATATCTCTAAATAGAGGAGTCGCTTGAATTCCTTGAGAGCCTGCAGAGCCTTGCATTCTAAGTCCAGCTATTGTTCCAGTAACGGAACATCTTCCCGATGCAATCTCCTGTGGCCACGACGAATCAATTCCGTAAATCGACGATTCTCCCCAGTCTATAGAGTATTGAATCTGCTGCGCTTGCCCGTACAGACGATTGTTGATAAATATTTTAACTAAAGCGCCGTTAAGTACCATTTATTCGCCCCACACATATTTTTCTTCTGAATATTCCGTACCCCATTTAGAAAGTCCAATATCATCGGGGTACAATATAGTAACAACAACTTTTATTCCAGTCGCAACGACCGTATTAATTAATTCTTGAGCATACACTCGACCAGAAACAACATCAGTTAAATAGAAACCATTGTCACTACCGTCTTGAGCCAATTTAACTGGACCGTTAACGGCAATCAAAGCAACGTCAGTCCCAACTGGATGTACATTTTTAATATTGTAGGAAGGATTAATAATAATACTTCCATTAGAAGGTCTTGCTAGATATGGGATAGGGCCTTCTTGATGAGAAGTTCCGTAACCTAAAATCATATAACCTTGAGTGTCTGGGAATAAAGATGAGTCAGCAACTTGAATTACTCGATTAGAGTCTGGACCTAACTGATTTGTCGTTAAAGTAGCGACATCTGATATGGTAAAAGGCTGAGCCAAGTCGTAAATATAAGGTCCGTATCCATTAACGGCACCACTAACATAATTGTCATTAAGATGGGCAGAACCCTCTCTCTCTCGTCGAACAACCTTTGTCGTAGCTGGCATGAATATCTGTAAAAGTCTTTGTTCTGTTTGGTAAACCGCAGCGTATCTGTTTTTAGTAGACAGTGTATTTCTGAATGGGTAAAAGAAAAGAACTGCGTCATTAGTTCCCTGAACTACAATCTCAGCAATTCCATTTGGATTCACGATTTCAAAATAGGCTTGACTTATAGCTCCACCCTGAACAGCAGTTACTGTAAATGTTCCTCTATTAACTAGAGAAAAAGATGTTCCATAAATATTGACATAATCACCGATAGCGCATTTACCGACAGAAGGGTCACTTCCACCAGACCAAGTAAATCTCAAAGCTCCGCCAGAAACTTGAGTCACTGTCCATTGAGTTGAAACAGTGCCAGTAGTTCCTCTGATCTCGTCAAATTTAAGCTCGTTTTGAGCTCTTCCACCGAGGATAACAACGCTAGATGAAGGACCTGCTGCGTTAGACAGTACTGTAACATAAGCACCAAGACCGTCATCCTTAACAAAAGCGCTTCCAGTCTTACCCTGTCTTCTTAATTCTTTTGTTATAGAATCGGCAACTTCTTGAGCAAGAGCTGTGTTGATATTTGAGAACTGATCTGAAGAAAAATTAACAGTAACTGGGTCCTGACCATCAAACTTAACAATAAGAGAGTCCCCATCTTGAAGAGAGTACGGCTCAAATTGCGAACTTTGAGATGTTGCTTTGGTAGACTCATCTCCGAACATTGTAGTTAAAAGGTCCATGATCAAATCACGAACCTGTTTTCTATTGACTACAGAAATTCCGACTTCTCGAAAAATATCATCACTAAGACCAACGTTCGACGGACGGTTTAGACCATAGTCAGCCAACCTCTGATCTAGATACCTATCAACCGCCGTGGCGATATAGACTTGATCGTGAACAAATTCTACGTTATTAACAAGCTTAACACTTAAAGAGCTAGCTAAAGCATGAAGAATGGCGTCGGTATTGACGCCACGGATAGCAGGGTTTAGATAACCCCGAAGTCTTTTATACTCTTCTTCTTCAGTAGTATTTCTAGCCATATTATCCTACCTGACTTACTTGAATATCGTTGATCAAATCTAAGATACGAGCTTTTTCTGAAGGCTCTATCTTGATAGTATCATTTAAGCTGTTATATAAAGGAGAACTAATAGCAACAGCTCTAACTCCCTGAATAGAATTAACAACAGAAACGATATCACTGATAGCAATTGACTGTCCAAGTGGATTTCCATTCACTAACGCTGCGATATTTGTTCTTGTTTGCTCGACAATCTGAGAGAATGGGATACCAGTCTCAAGACGAACGCTAATGCCAACAACAACTTTTCTAACTAAAGGTTCTTTGATGAAAATCTCAGCACCTGCAGCCGCAACTCCAGAATAAGTAACGCTATCTCTAGGGTCACCGTAAGTAATACGGTTAGCTTCAGCGATCATTCCTGTGTGGTATCGATAACTATCAAGACCTCTTTTCAGAATAGTGCTGAAATTTAATTTTCCTACAGATTCAACTAAAACATCAGCGTCTTCATTGATCTTATTGACTTGGAATCTAGAATCGAAAACGATATTTCCTCTAAGAGTGTTAGAAGGGTCTATACTAAGAAGTCTAATTTTCTTGTACCCTACATAAACAGACTCTTCTTCAACGAAAATAGATTCTTCATTGCCTGCTAATGATGTTGGCTCTGCTGCTGATAAAATAGAAGAAACTACAACCGTAGAATCATCTAAAACTTCAGCTATAATATAAGAACCAACATTGTTAAGTCCTAAAACATCTGTTGTAATATATAAAGAGTCACCAGCAATGGTAGCTTCATACTCAGAGAACATGATCTGAGGAACGTGAACCTCTAAATTAGAAGCCACAGTAACAACAACATTAGATTCAGCAACAGCTTTAGGGTTTATCGCTTCAACAAAAGTGTTTTGGCCTGTCTGAGTAGTCAATAAAGCGAAGTCTCCTGTAACGTCTACGTTAACAGCGCTTGTTGTAGGTCCGTAGCCTGTAGTCGTGGCCGTAACTGTAGAAGAACTAACCGTAGCATCTAAATCGATAATAGCATTGATCGCAACCGACGTAGCCGTTGCAACTTGAGCCTTAGAATCAGTAGCTCCGACAGCAACTTGAATTCCTGTGAATGTTGGAATTAAAGGGTCACCGCCAGCGCCAGCGATATTGTACCATACATAATACTTATTAGCATCATTTGCAGACCATATCTTGAAAGATTGACCTGAAACCATATCATTGGCAGCAGAACAGAAAATATTTGTGATATTCTGCTTCTTGCTTTGAGCTTTAGTTACCATGAAAGTACCTTGGTTATTAACGTTAAAGTCAGAACCTAAAGTAATTTCACTGCCCATCTTAATAGAACCTAAAGATGGTTCAGCGCCAATTCCGTTCCATGCCATATTAAGCTTACTGTCGCCAATAGTGATGTTGAACTGAGAACTATTTAAAGTATACAAGCTAGCTTGAGACATTAAATTCGCAGGCAATGTCACAGTCTCTTCTATAGAGTTAGGGCTATCGATATACACAGAATCATTAAATCTTCTGATAACTCGGTACTGGCCTTGGTTCAATACATTAAACGGAGCTCCCATAATAACAGTATCTCCCTCAGAGACCTCTGTCACACAAGAAAAATCACCATTCAAGAATGCGCGACCTACTAAAGAAGCTCCAGAAACAGTAGCTCCAACCGAACCAACATTCGTATAAGAAATAGGGATACTAGCAGATGCAACATCAGCCAAAACAGTAACGACGTTAGACGATGCTGTGGCGCTTACTGTAGGAAGAGCTGAGATAGCTGAAGCTAAGTTAGCAGCAGTGATATCAGCAGTTCCACCAACAGAGAAATCAACCCCAGCAACCAGCGAGTTACCGTTGATTGTGAACGTGTCGCCTGAAACGTTAGCATTGTCTGTGATAGTGTAAGAGCCTGTAGAGAATTCATTCTTAGCTAGAGGGTTGAGTATAACAATCTCTTTCCCATCTTGAGAAACCCCAACAACAAGGAATGTTCCGTCGTTTTCGATCTCATCCATACCAGTAACAGTGAAAAGATCGCCGATAGAAACTTCAGAGAAATTCGCCAAACCAGAAAGAATAGTTATTCTAGCATTTGAAGAGTTCTGAATCTTTTCTACGTTATAAGTTCCACCAGCAGAAGAGTTCATCTCAACGCTCTTAGCGAAAGAAGGAGAAACCCCAGAACCATCCCAAGAAACACAAGTTAATAACCCCTGCTTTTCAACCTTGAAAGATCGAGCTCGAGATCGGATGTGGTTTCTAGGCTTACTGAAATATCTATCTGTAGATGTCTTGCCAGATAAGAATAAAGTACTTTGTCCTGCTGTCGGAGAGTTTGGTACAATCTTAGCAACAGAAGATGTAGTTACTGAGATTTCTTTTTGCTGTTTATTGCTCGCTGTTAGTTTAACATACTGATCACTATGAAGACCCTGTAAGCTAGCAGATGCAGTGCTTGTGCTGATGTATTGGTTATCGTAAAGAACTGAAGAACCTAATACTAAAGCTGATGCTGAATTACCAGCCCCACCAACGATCTGAACAGAACCTGCTCCGCCCAAGACTGAAGTTGAGATTTCCAATTTCTTATTTCTTTGAGTGATAGAGATATCTCCCAAAGTAGTAAGTCCTGTTACAGACAGAACATTAGTAAATCTAACCAACTGATCTATACTTGTAGGGACGAATCTAACTTCTTCCGATTGGTTAAACGCATATCCAGTAGCTGTAGGTAATTGTAAAGATTGCTTAAGAACAAACTGAGGAGAGCCTGAAATATTAGAGCTAGATATCCAGTTGATTCCATCTTTTAAGAAGATAGACTCATAAGCAAAATTGAATTGCTCAAAAGTACTCTTAGTGACGATGCCAGAACCAGAAAGACCTCCATCGTTAACCAATGAAGCTTCGACTAAAGTACTTAACACAGAGTCTGCGTTAACATAAGTAACGATATCAGCAACCGTAGTAGCATCAGAAGCGTAGAATACAATTGCGGTACTAACTAAGCTAGCCTTATTAGATTCAATAACAGCGCTGCCAGTTTTTCTAGCAATAGAGAAGCTAGTTGATGTTGGTAAGAAACCAGCCTGATCACTAACTCGGAATATTCCAGTGTTTTTAGCATCTAACTCTGACTCTGTAGAGATGTTTACGTATTCTCCTCCAGATAAAGAACCTAAATTTGGAGTTGACCCAGTGCCTGACCAAGTATAAGTGACCTGATCTGTTCCTGCTACTGGTGTGTTAGGAGTGATAGTTACATTCCATTCAGTAGTTCCATCAATAGTCGTAGTTACAGCCAAGCCGCTCTTTAAAGAGATTCTTACGTTAACATTCTTATCAACAGTAGCTGTGTGCTGAATGTCGCTTGAAGCTGATGTTGGGTAAATATATCCAACATTAACTTTTTCTCCAGACCTTCCCCACTGTTTAGACCTGAAAAGAACAGCATCTTGAGAAGATGGGTAATCAAGAACATTCTTAGCTCTCATCAACATTTTAAAATTGCTGAAATCAAAAGAAGAACCAAAGAAAGTAGAGAAAGGGTTTGTAGGTCCGCCGTCAATATCATAAGCATTGAATGATGTTGGGTTAGAGCCTAATGTCGTGTTCGTCGTTGCCTTGCGGTAGAAAGGAATTTGGAAAGTCTTATTCGTTGCGTCATCATCAAGAACAACGACCAATTCATCTTGGAATCCGAAGTCTAAAGAACCAGCCACAAAATAACGATCAGACTGACGAACTCTCTTTATGAAACTGTCAGATACTAATCCGATATTAGCTCCTGAAACAGAACTAGCCAATGTAATTTGGTCTGGAGATAAAGTATCCAAAACCGAACCGTATGGTTGCAGCTGACCAATAGCAAGGTCTGGGTCAAATCCTGCGATCGTCAGATTGAGATTACTAACTGCAGAGTTTAAGAATGTAGCTGGAGGGTTAGCATAAGCTCCTGAAGCAAAGCTTGAGTGAGCAAATAAAGGGAAACTTCCTTCTTCGAAAGAAGATTCATAGAAAGATAATAAAGAGTCTTTAGAAAGATCAGACTTTCCAGCGACAAAACCGACAACCTTAGCTTGAGAATCGAAAGTAACAACAAGAATAGCTCCGTTAGAAGACCTTGTTGCTGACTTAGCCACAAGAATCTCATTTTCAATAACAGAGAATGTCATCGCTGTAGATTCAGCTGAAAGCTCAGAAGCTATTTGGTTTAGGTTCTTAGTTCCAGACCCTATTTTTAATTTTAAAGGAACTGATGAAGTTCTTACTACAGAAATACCTTCCTGATAAGAGATTCCACCCTCAACAACAGCAGCCGCGTACTCAGCAGGAGTCACTTTAAAGTCAATAGATGTAGATGTTAAAGCATTAACTCGAGCTTCAATTCGATTGCTAGAGCTAAACTCTGAACTCCAAACAATAACATAGTCACCGACTTGCAAGTTTACGAATGCATTTGGTGTTGTGGTGTCGAATCGAATAATGTTAGCAGAAGGCTTAGATACGTTCATTACTGAATTAGGAACTAGGCCAGTGTTTATGATTTGAGAAAGACTGTCGTCAATAACAAACCATAAATAGGCATCTGTAGCTAAGCTTAAAGTTCCACCTAACGTTCTTGAAGTTCTTAGCTGAGCTTGAGTGTCAGAGCTTCCAGCTGTAAGCTGGTCCCCTACAGACAAAGGAACTGAAAGAGTGATCTGAGCAGTGTTTACTGAAAGTTTATAGTCAGAGGTCTTACCTACAGATTCCAAACCTTGAGATAAAGAGAACATACCCTTAGTAACTAAAGTCGAAGTCGCATCGATAGAAAGAGATGCTCTGTTAGAAGTTCCTAAGTTCGAAGTTAAGGCGATCTGCTCACCAACAACTTCTGCTGTGATACCTGTAAGCTTAGCATTAAGAACGGCAATCCAGCTTTCTAATGTGTTGTTTGAAGATACAGTGCTGTGGGTTCCTTCAGCGATAAAGTCAGCATCTAGTATTGTATAAGTGATAGGAGAAGTGTTATCGACAGATACGATTAAAGTATCGCCATTAGAAACAGTAGCTGACCAATCAACTTGCTTTTCAGTAAAAACCTTAGCAGTACTTCCATCCTTAGATAGAGGCTGTTTGTTTTTAAATAAACGTAACGTTTGAACTTCACTAGAAGGAAGTCCAGTCAAAGCAGCAACATCTCTTCCAGAGTTAGGAGTTGCAATTTTAATAGAATCGTTCTCTTCAGCTTTTGCGAAGATACGGTACTTAGTTCCACCCTCAGAAGTAGCAGCTTGGAAATTCAAAGATGAGTTAGCGTTAATAGAAGCTACTATCTCGTAAGCAGTAGCTCCACCTTCAGAGATAAAATCCCCTGAAGAAAAAGTGTGCTCAGTCGTGATTCCGCCAACAGTAACAGCTAAGCCATCAGTAGACTTAACGTCAAAAGGAGATGGTAGGTTAGATAATAAAAAAGCCTTAGCGATACTTGTTTGTCGGCCACCAGTTTCTAACTGGAAATTAATCTCTCCACCTAAAGCAGAGTCTACTAAATATTCAATTCCGATACCACTTGTTTTTTGTTCATAGCCAGTGTTATCATCAACGTACATTACTGTCTTAGATTCATCACTAACAATTTCAGCATTAACTACTGTAGTTTGTTCGTCCGAAGGAGCTGCCCCGATAACTGCATTTTTAACAGCAAGGGAAGTTCCAAGACCTTTAGCAAGACGAGCTCGCTTAATACGAATTCGTAACTCTTCATCAGTCTCTATTCCGCGACCTGATTTAAAAGGAGATTCGTTCTTAACAGAAGCGCCTGCAAAAGGTAGGCCGCCGAAAGCCTTGATAGCTCCGATAGGTACATTACCTGAAGTTCCAGCTTGTTGAGCTGAAACCTTAACGCCAGAAACAGAAGTCTCCCCGTCTAAGATAATAGCAGCTTGAGTTACTGTAAAGTTGATATCATCACTAGAGCCAGAAGCAGGAGCTCTAACCACAGTTCCAATTGGAATATTTCGAACTCCACCTTGAGCGAAAACAACAGACTCATTAATGTTATGGAATTTAGTTGTAGGAGATACTAGGTTTAATATATAATAACCACTAAAAGAAGTTATTGAAGAGTACGCTAAAGGACCCTCGATATTAGGAGTTCCTCGACCAATATAAACAGAACCAGTAGCAGGAAAAAGAGAGGCGTCAGATACTGGAATCTGTAAAGAGCTTACGTTAGGAGCTTTTGTTCCAGCATAGATTTTGCTTGAGATTTTAGAAAAAGAAGAATCGGAGATAGTTACTTCGCCTGAAGCAACTCGAGCTGGTAAGTTTTTTACATTTTCGTCTTTAGCGATACGTCTTAACGCATCACCCTCAGATCGGTCTACTGATAAATCTCGTAGAATTTGGAAGATATCGCCAGTGGCTCTAGCACCAACAAGAGAAGTTACTTCAAAGAACGACACCATTAAAGACCCGACGTTCATGTCGGTAATGCCCGTCTTAGCCATGTAAGACGAGATTGCGTCACTTAAGTACTCTTCATAAGATTGCGGTTTAGGTTGGTCTGCCATTCAATACCTCTCGATACCCTTAAGATTGTGAGTAAACTATTAATACTATTACTGAATAGTATCATTAAATTTAAACTCTTACGGAGAAGGTTATTGGCAAAATACCCCTATTTTGAGCGATAGTTACTGACAAATTGAAGGTCAAAGTAGGTCCATCTAGTAAAATTTCAAGCTTATTGACGTCCCCAAATCGAGCGTCGGCCAGAACAGTCGCCCTAACCTGCTTATAGAGCTCGCTAAGCTGTAAATCAGCAGTGCTAGACCCTACTTGGACACCGTTACCATATTTTGGATTTTTCAAGAGTTTTCCAGCACTTACGGCAAATTTCATCTTCAGGGCCTGTATTAAGTTCGTCATACCGAAAGCTAACCTAACGTCTCCCATAGAGTCAATAGCCACATCGCCATTCTCCTGCTGAAGCCAGTCTATCTTAGATAGGCCAGTTAGGGCGTCTTGGTCGGCCACAGGAACGGATTTAGCCCTAATATCATTAGGAGAGGCTTCGTTAGATGGGATAAAAATCTGATTTTGACTGTTAACTGTCGCAGGAAGATAAGCTTGCATCCTAGCCTGAGCAGATACGGTATAAACGTCCAGATTATCCAGACCATCTGTGGTAATTAGGTAGTTTGAGTCAGATATCTTCTCAATATCAGTAATGCGGCGAGTCGTTGGTGGCTGAGAAAGGCTTCTTAAAGACACTTTCTGGCCAATATAAAGATTCTCACTTGAGTCTATATTAAATTGTCTGCCGCTAGCGTTAGAAAGTAGTGATCTCGAGAAGCCAGTCTCATCTATATATGGAGATTTAAGGGCGTTAAGAGTCACTATCTCTAACCATCGGTCAGGATTGCCTAAATATCTTGCAGCAATTTCCTCAATTGAGAAATTAAAAGGAACTGGAACTAATATTTTAGAAATAGACTGCTGAAAAGGAACGTTACTATCATCAGCTAGGTCATTAACGAAATCGTATGCATCTTGAATTCGCAAATCATCAAGTTCTCGTGTTGCTGTTGTGAGGTCCATAGCCTGAACAACATCATAAAGAGCCTTCAATACAGCAAGTTCGTCGATAGTCATGTCCTGAACTCTGTTGTAAGGTGTCGGAGTTCCGTACATCTTAGAGTAAAGGTCTGTGCTTGTTCCATAGTTGTTAGAAATCTGAGTCGCTAATTCCAAAACAACATCTCTATTTTTACGAAGATCATCCACAGTCAAAAGCTGAGCATTCTCAAGCTCTGTGTTGATGGCATCTTGTTGAGCTGGTGTTAAAGACATAGAGTTTATGCTAACACTATTCAGTAAATCGAAAGATTCTTCTGGACTTTCAAAAACCTTATTAGAAGGAGATGTTTTTTGAGAAAGTATTCCTTGAGCCCCAAGCTGTCCTGATAATACAGCAGCTAAAGGGATACCCTCTCTAGCAGCAGCCTCAGCGTCAGAGGCGGCCTTCTTTAGTTTATTGACAGACTTAGTGAATATTTGATTACCCTGATCAAGAGTTTTAATTGCGTCTGACCCTGCAGACTTAAGGTCTTCAACCAAAGCACTTGGAAGATCGACCAAAGCTGCTGCAACACCAGCCAAATCTTTATAGAATAAGGCCGACTGTCGCAATGCGTTTAACGGAGTCTGGAAGTCAGACCTTACAGCCTTAACCAAATTGATTGACTCGCCAAGGACACGTCTTGCCTGAGCTATAGAAGAAAGAACTCTCTGTAACATATTAGCGTTCAGAGGAGGCAATGAGTTATCTACAGCACCTGAAGCATTAAGATCAACTCTACGATAAGCCTTTAGCTGTAAAGAATATTTATACTCATTAGGGCTTTCCACTGACTGATTGTAAGCAAACTGCATTGGAGTAACTAAAAAAGACTGGTTTTGCTTTGGAATGTCCAATACAAGTCTCCAGTCCGAATTGTCAGGGTCTTTCTTAGCCTCAGCATATCTCTCTAGGAATTGGTCTAACAAAAGGGCTTGCGCATAGCCAGTGCCTTCGTAGCCACCGATAGCAGTTTCAGCTGAAGATGATGATCTAGGCTGATTAGATATGGTAGAGACTAAAGATTTTAACTGATTAGCAACACCTAACGTCGCAGCAATCGACCCAGAGAATAAAGAGGAAGCAATACTTGGAGATGAGTTGTTGACAACGCTAGGTCTGTTCGGGAAAATACCGAAACTGCCTGCCATGTTAATAACCTTATACTTAACGCCATTGTGCTCTTCGACTATACCTCTTAAGGTAGACGTGTTAGAAATGGCAAATGGAGTCGATACTGACATTTGCTGAGGAGACATGTGAAAATTGTACTCCCAAGAAGTGTCCATAGATTTGAAAAGAACTCTAAACTGACCCAAACCCAAGGCGTCCGCAGACATGATTTCCTTGCCTAAGCCAGCGCCAAAAACCTTCTCGTACCCAGAATCAACGGCTCTGACCACAAGGAGACGGTAAGGGAAAATCCTGTTCCATCTCTGCCCATCAATATCAATAGGTCTAAACATACTGTCATTCGTACCTGTAGTCCAAGGGACGGGCATTGTAGAGGCTTTGGCGTCGACAGAGATAGGGTCTGATTCTGGAATAATTGAGGGTATTTGTTTAACCATACTCTTAAGATTGTGAGTATTAAATAATAAAGGATGATACTATAAAGGTATGAAAACACTCAAATATATCGCATGTTTACTGGTAGTATTGTCCCCAATGTCTTGTCAACACCCCTCTATTAGAATTAAGCAGGGTAATGCTGGTATAAGCCCATTGCTCAAACCTTACGTAGACGACTTCATAACCCTATCTAAGGGCAAGGTCACCGCTGCCGATGTCCAAAGCATTCCGATCAATTTTGAGACTCTGTCGGGCAATACGATAGGCATCTGCTTTAAGTTTATGAGCGGAACTAAAGAGATTATTATCGACCCTGATTATTTTAAGGATATCCCGTTCATCAAAAAGAAACAGCTGATCTTTCACGAGCTAGTGCATTGCGTTTGCAATAGAAGTCACAGTTCTTCTGATGGCGACTACGAGTCTTTTAATAAGGAATTTCGTTTCTTTGACCCTAATAACATCGCAGGATATTTCAAAGACCTGTGTCCCAAATCTATCATGCATCCAGAGGCGTTAAACCAAGTATGTCTCGAGAGACGTTGGGACTACTATATGGAAGAGATGTTCAACGGGTGTTCTGTCGATCAGAACTAAGTCAGGTCTTTATACACCCTAGCGAATTCATCTTGACGATATTTAGCAGGGACTGCTTTACCAACAATAAGAGTATTCCCAGAGATCGACTCGATATTTAAAGTCATCTCTTCTTGGCTATCTGACTTAATATAGACCGTATCCCCAACTGAAAAACCAGAAGAAGATTTTAAATGTAAATTCTTAGTTCCATTTGATGGAGACACTAAATTGGAATTTAATAGTAGGGTTTCGTAGCTAGCTTTAGAGCTATTGATGTTTGCTATTTGCTCATTCTGAGCAGCAATAGCCTTGTCCGCGCCCTTTACTTTTATCAAGGACCCACCAAGCATGTTGATTCTCAAGCCAATATACCCAGCTCTTTCAAAATAAAGACCAGAACCAGTAATATTTCCAGTAGACAAGTCTTGAACTACAGAACCTAAATTAGTAGTTAGCTGAGAAACTCTTGTTGAAACAAAAGACAGTCGCGTAGAGATTGAGCCTGTCAATACCGCAAGCTGGGCTGTTTGTAATTTTGTCGCTCCCAGTAGTGCTGGGTTATATCCATAGAAGCTAGAGCATGTTGTTTGGCCGTGAGCTGTGTTGAATGATGTGTAAGCAAGCCAAGTGTCGATGTTAGATATTGTTGCATTGATCTGAGCTATCGCCGCTGTATTCTGAGGGCCTCTTGTTGAGTTAGTGTCTGTTGTCGGAATCACAGCTAGCTCTCCTTGAAGAAAGCTTTTCCAACTATTGACTTGAGATATTAATGTCGACATAAGGGTTTGAATAGCTGTGTTGTTCGATATAATATCAGAAGTAGGAGTCCAAACTCCTCCGTTCGTGGTACAAGAGCTTATGTCTGTGTATTGAGGCAAAGAACAGAATCCATTAGAACATGACTGTCCTGAAACTCTTTCTATTAAAGCATAAGAAGCAAGGCTGGAAAGCGTTGCGCTGATAGGAGATGTGAGATCAGACTCTTTGGTTGTTGTTCCAGAGTACGTTTCAGAAAAAGCAAAGCCAACCATTTTGTTTTTGGCATAAGGCTTTGTTTTAGTCCAAAGCTGAGGAGCTAAAGATGGAGGAGGGTTGTTTGGGTCTCTTGGATACAGAACGTTAGTCGCAGTAAAGTTAGCGGCGTCGACAATATCCGATTCCGTCAGTGTTGTTCTTACATTTCCATCTAAAAAAGCAGCTTCAGACTGGTAAGAGTTTATGAATAAGGTTTTACCATCAACAAGACGCTTGTGAGCATCATCGAGAGTGATGTCTTTTTGCTGCTCCTTAAGAATAACAGCCTTAGACCTCTCAACAGCAGCGATGTCGGTAGGTACCGATGCTAACTTTTTGCTAAATGCTATGCGATCGTCTTGATTTAAAGCCATTAGTGATACCTGAATGGAGTTATTCTTAAATGGTAAATGGAATTAAGAGCAGTATGAAGGTCCGTATCAGATGATTTAGGGTCTTTGATCATAGCGGAAAAGCCAACAGCTGCCTGTTCAAATATTTTCGTGGCGTTATCCATAGAAAAGCCAATACGTTTATTCTTCACCAGAAGATCAAAGTCCGTAGATACGTAATAGAGCCCTTCTTCTTCTTTTATTAAAGAGTCCCAATCACTCATACTGACAGCTTTCGGTTTTTTTTCCATACACACCTCTATATTAAAAAAGTAGTAGCCGTTGTTATTAGATCATAAAAAACATGACATATCATTACAGTGCCCAACCCATATTTAAGTCCATACGAGTACGAGATATGGTAAACATAGCATAAAAGAAAAGCTGCCCAGCTTAAGCTATAAGACAGATGTCCACCAGCGAAAGCCACGGATGACAGTATTATAAATGGGAGCTGGTACTTCATTTTAATACCATAATGATTCAGTATAAGCAAGGGCAATACAAAAACAGCATCTTCCCACCAAACAAAATAAAGAGATGTAACGTCGGGGAAAAAATTTGGCGCACTGGCCCCAGCAGCTCGATAAACGATAACCCTAACAGCAGTCACCAATGCCATAACTAGCATAAAGATAGACACCGCTTTAATATCAATACGAACTAACTTCTTGTTTATCTTAAGAGCTAGAAGGATAATGAAAAATCCAATGATATAGAATGGCACCATCTCGATCATACGATAGTTACCTTCGTTGAAAAAGGGCCTATGGCCTGAGATAGGACGGGCGCTCCCAGATTCCCTACGCCGAGGAACTGAGTCTGTAAAGTTAAAGCTGGCGTTCCGCCATCCCCACCCAAAGCTACCATTCCGTCTAAAGTAATCATCGTGGATTTAACCTTAACCATACTGCTAGCTTCCATATTAATAGATTGTGCTTTCAATAAAGCCTCTCCCTCTGAGCTTATCTTTAAACTACCAAAGTCCATGGTTGCCGAACCCGAAGCTTTTAAAGCCATGGACACAGCATCTACAGATAGTTTACCCTCATCGGCCTTTAAAGTCACGTTCTTTTTTTCTCCAGAAGAAATGGTCAGCGTTTTCTTATTGCTAATAGACATCGTATCTTCAGCGTTGAGAACTACCTTTCCATCTTTTTGAAGTCTTTGTGTTACTCCAGCATTTTTAATTTGGACTGAGCCGTCCTTTTCAATATCGACAGTCGTAACTCCCTGCTTAGCATCCAAGGGCTTACCATCATTATCGGTAGCTCCATTAAATGTTAAACGACAAGACCCATCTGTCTCGATCTGAACGTCAATCCCGTTAAAAGAACCAAACATTTGAGGGCCTTTGCCAGTTAATTTGGTTTTTCTATCATGATGTTTTAAAGAGCCTATGATGATAGCCCTATCACTAGCGCCGTTCAAGCACAGAAGAAGAACTTGGGACCCATCCTGACCTGCAGAGTCAAATCCGTCTTTCTTTGTTTTTTTCTTTTTTTGAGACCTTAATGTTTTTTCAAAAAAATCACCAATACCGCCAAGCCCATCCTGATAAAGACAGTTCCTGTAAGTAATATGAACAGACCCTTTGTTCGCATCCTGTTCTGAGACTATAACATCATACTCAACAGCTGTCTTGGACACATTGGAGTTCTCGTCAAGAGCGTGAGTCTTAATAATAGTCCCAACCCTAAGAGAATTGTTCTTATACTGCTTATTAAAACCAGAAGAGTTGGCAGAGTTATCGGCAGAAAGGAAGTGCGGTAGGACCGCTCCAGTACGTAATTTCATCTAGGGTCCTTTTCTCTTTTTAGGTTTACTTTTAGGATTGTTAGGCCTAAACCCTCTCTCTTTTTTATTACCAAGGTTGAAATCTTTGTATTCAGAAGAGTCGTTAGCCCCATCCCCATTCGTAGCAGGAACGTTAGAGCTCTCGATATCTAAGCTGTTCGGCTCTTGAGAGTCGTTGTTGCCATAAACCACTGAATCGGCGTCTTCTTTCACTCCATGAGAGAGTGACAGTTGCGTTGTGAATTCCTTATGTCCTTCAGAGTCTATAGAGGCCGAGTGAGTAACTCCTTCAATATGAAAAACATTACCATTTATTTCAAAGTTATCACCATGAACGATAGGGTCGTATATTCCTACGCAAGAAACAGAGCCTGAAAGTCTCATATGGCCTCCGATAAGAATATCGGCCATCAGGTCTTTCCAAACTATTGACTGAAATGATATTTTGTTTGAACCAATAATCTCATCAGCATTAGATGTGAACACCATAGGCTGAAGACCATTTCTTTTAATATCATTTATATCCATTTCGTAGTTTATTTGAGATTGCTGCAGAGCGATCGTGGCATTTTCATTACCTGAAAGTCTGCCGAAAAACTGAACAAAGTTAATTCTTAAGGTCTCATCTTTAACCAAACTAACAGACAGTAGTTTATCGTAAGAGATTCTCCATCTAGGAATAGTTAAAAACTGAGTCGACTTACCTTTATACTTAGGTGAAGAGTACGGAGTTTGTCTCATGGTAAAAGTAGGAACAACTTTATTTTCAGAGTTGACTCTGAAAGAGGTGTACATCTCATTCACAGGACTGTTAACGTACTGACTAAGTACTGACCATAGTGGAGTTTGATTAAAATAGTCAACCTTAAGTAAATACGTACCCTGACATGGAGTAAGTCCACTATCAACAATAAAAGAGCTAGCCTGTGAGTAAGACTGAATGCCGTAAATATAGCTCATTATATCTTTTGCCGTAAAGTCCATTTTGTTTTTCGTTTTATTGTCTGTTCTTTTAGCTATACCTAAAAGACTTCCGACCTTATCTGGAACATAAAATTTTGAATTAGGAGAGATATCCTCTTTATCACCAGCAAAATTGGTTGAGTAAGACGATGCTCCTATGGTACTGCTGATGAAAACATTCACTATATTCTGAGCATTATTGCCTGCTTTAGAATAGTTAATATCAGCAGCCTCTTTCCCTAATCTAGCAAGATACAGAGCTTCGTTAGAGGTGTCGTTCTGAATAAGTAATGGCTGGAAATAAATCTTAGTATTAAACTCCGTAAAAGAAAATCCAGAAATCTTATAGGAAACGTGCTTTCTTCCGCCTTCCCTGTCAGATGCCAGATCAAACCCCACAGATTGGACTTTAAAAAAACCCTTAAAGCCGTCAGAGAAATTATTAATAGCTTCTCCCTTTTGAGCTCTTTCCGCTAGCTCATCGATGGCCTTTTCCGAGCCTAGAATGTTAACAAAAACAAAGTCACCAGTTCCTATCGCCGCTAAGTAGTCAACTGTCGAAGATTTTAAGACAGCTTGCATTTGTTGGTTCGGAGATGATTTAGCCGAGCTTACCGATAGGGATACGCAATCGTTTTTTACGCAAAAAATATCCTCAGTCTTTAGCTGATCATTCTGAAAATTAAAAGTATCTCGGTTCGTCCATCTGACAAAAGTCAATAGCCAGCAAGGGCTTGACTGATATTCCTTGTCGACCTTGTTCTGGATATCGTAAGTGTATGCGAGACTTTTCTTTTTCGCCATTACTCGTCCTTAGGCATCACTGATGGTTGCATTAGAGGGTTTCTCGATGTGGCTTCTGTGAACTCTTTAGTTATAGCATTTCTCTCTGCGTCAGTAGTTGCGCCGAGCATCTTCGTTTGGAACTTTGCAGTTGCGGCTATCAGAGCATTAGAGAACGCCTTTACCTCGACAACAGCGGCGGACAAGCTCTTTGCGGCCTCCTCAGTAGCCCCAATAAACGCGGCCTGAGTTGACGCCGTCGCTTTATTAGCGCTGTCCTGAAACTTACCTTCCTTAGGGGAAGATAGCATGGTAGACGAAACTCCTTGACTTTTAAAACCAGCAAGACCTTCAGACATACTTTCTAAAACATCAGAAGGCGCGTTCTGTAAAGCAGTGTCTGTTTTTCTGATCTCTGAAGATAATTGGTTCTGTATTTCTCTATATTGAGGGTCTTGTCTAGCTTCTTCAACTGAAGAGTATTTCTTACCAATATCAGAAAGCTTTTTCGTTAAAGCATCTCTGTTACCACCAGCGACACCTGTCTGCCCATAGTCTCCAGCGCCAGTAGCTATCTTTTTAAAATCTTCCATTGACATGTTAGGATTGGCTTTCTTAGCTTTTTCGTACATCCCTTGAAATTCAGGATTATTCTCGTCCATGCTAGATATCGGCATTCTTCCAAGAGACGTTCTAACATCAGCAAGCCCAGCACCTTTAAGATTTTTAGAAAGATACGACATCCTAAGGCTCTCTCGGCTCCCACCCTCAGTCTGTCTTCCTTGGTAGATATCGAAATTGCTTTTACCTATTCCAATATCCCTCATCGAATTACCAGTAATAAAGTCGGACATCTTAGCCGCTACTTCAGAAGCTTTACCCTCAGACCTAACTCCCATTGAAGAGATGGTGTCAGACAGCAGTCCTGTAAATTTTCTGTTTTCTTCAGCAAACTCAGATTTGTCAAAACCAGACCTTACAGCCTCTGACATTATTTTTAAATAAGTATTCTCAGAAGTTTTAGCATCTCCCATGGTTCCAGAAAGAGCCCCTAAGGACTGAGCTGCGTTTGTCATGTTGTATTTAGACGCCATCTGATTAACAAAGCCAGAGCTTTGAGCCATTCGAGTAGAGCCACCAGCTCCTAAAACCCCTTGAGACCCTGATATAAGTTGCTCTTGAGTAAAGCCAAGGTTATTACCATTTTTAAAGTACTGATTCATATCGCCTTGATTAAAACCAAGCGATCTCTGAAGACTTAAATCTCTTTCTCCGCTAGCTCTAAGCTTATCAATACCTATTTTAGATAGAGGGCTTTCGCTCTTCATGGCTTCAAAATTAGAATTAATGTCTTGGGCGAATTCTTTCGTCTTCCCAGACTCGTAAGTGCTTTTATATGACCCACCAAAAAGCTTCATAGCTCCACCAGCAAGATAGCCGAGTGTCCCACCAGCGCCAGACGTTAGAGAGTCAGTAACAAGATCATTACCTATGATACTTCCCTCTTTCCCTGTAAAGATATCTGCAAAACCAGACTTCTTTCTTTTTTCTTGAGCCATAGATGTGGCTCTGTCTCGATTCCCCTCAAACGGCATATCGTATAGCAGCGAACCAGATGCTGATTTATAAAGTCGATCGCTAGCCTCTTCTGTAGCAGCAGCTCTATTCTGTAGGGAGTATTGAGGGGCGTTCATCCCTGATCTGAAATAGTTCAGTCCCATTCCAGCAGCGCCTATACCAAGACCTGCGATTCCCATAGCTGTGGCGCTGATACCCATAGCACCCATACCACCCATGAAGCCACCCTGTTGAAAGCCCTGAGCAACACCCATAAATGACGGGCCTTTAGGGTTAAGTCTGTCTCTTAAATTTAGAGACTCGTTAAGACCTGCTTGGTTTTGAGAAATATTGTTCTGTATTTTAGAAATCTCGTCCTTGGCCTCTTTAACCTTGGTGTTGTAATCGTAAATAGCGCCTTCAGTGCTTTGAATCTTTTTTAAGATTTCCAGCTTTTCAGCCAGCTTCTTATTCATCTCATCCTGAGCCTTAACTTGCTCCCTAATATGGATATCTAAATCTCTTCTATTTTGCTTTTCGGCAAGATCGGCTTGACGGCGTTGAGATTCAGTAGGAGCGGCTCCAAAACCACCCTTAGAAAGACGATCTTGAATCCCTATGTTGGTGTTAGGGCCTGAAGCGCTGTAGATATCTTTAAGCTTACGCTGCATATCGGCGACGGTTTTGTCGAAATCACCTGAATCAAGTTTTGCCGAAATCCTGAGCTCTTTCTTTAACATACTGATATTACTCGCTTTTTTAATTCCATAGAGTTCTTAGTCATACCCTAAAGATTGTCCCTTATCTTTTATAGTATCATCAAAACTTACCTATTGACTTTAGTAATACTGGATGCTATTATCAGATCAGGAGGCTTTATGATCGACTTAAAAAAAGAGCTTAGATTTGCGGAACTGGCTCTGGCCAATACCATGAAATACCTACACAGGACCAATCTGACGAGCCAAAGAGACCGCCTTATGAAGCTTATTGCTGAGCTGAGCGTTGCCATCCAGAATGAGGCCCCTCCAAAAGCCAAGACCAAGCCAAAAAAAGCTAAAAAGAAAACTAAAGGGAGAAAATAATGGAAAGTCTAATTTACATAATTCCAATGGTAGGGATGGTCGGCCTGTCCGTAGTGCTGTTTATTGTGCTAAAACAGGTCGGCGACAATATCGATAGGAAGAACGCGGCGATCGAGCGATTGGAAAAATTCTCAGAAGACCTCTTATCCCAATTAACAGGAGTCCGAAAGGAAAGAGACTCCATTCTTAATAAGATTAGTCAAAAAAACGAAACACTTAAAGAGTGCGAAGAGTTGATGGAAGAAATGCTTTCTGAACATAACAGTCTGAAAAAAGAAAGAACACAGCTTGCTTTAAAGATAGCTTCTTTAGAAAGAGAGCTGGAAGGGGCGAAAAACCAACCATGCTCGCATTCAGTAACAAATAAAGAAGCTCGAGAGCTGTTAGATTCTTTAGAGAAAGAAGGCTTTTTAGATATTCCTACTGAATTTTTAGAAGGTAATGATAATATTACTAAGAAAACAAAAACACCGAAGAAGAAGAAGAAGAAGGTTGTAAAAAATGCAAAATCTACCAAACGGAAAAAGTAATTCTGTATTCTTTCCAGATGGAACGTTGTGCCCTAGACCTCCTGACGGCTATAAGTTTACTTCTGCTACTGGAGAAGAGTGGTTGTGGGACGGCTTTCTGGATAAATGGGAAAAGCAATCTAAGGCAGGTAAGGGACAAACTTCTCTAATGGGCTGGCCATGGAGTTCGATGTATTCCCCAGACACTGAAGGCGATATGCCAATTAAGCAGCAGGTCCAAGCAACTCTTGAGAAAAAATGTGAATGTGGCAGTGAGAAGGCTGGGGCTTTTGGTCATAGCAGATGGTGTCCTAAGTTTGAGGAGTTAAAATGAATATAGGTGATTGGGTTGTTTTTAAAACATTTCGAAGACAAAAAGATCCGAGTGCAAGATTCGGTCACTCTTTGGTTCATCAAGGCTGGACTTATCCAGCTAGGATTACAGACGTGAGGGCTGGGCATGTTAATAAGGACATAACATACGTCGATGCTATAATGATAGGTCAGGAAGACAGCATTAAGAGCGATAAAATAGAGAATGCCAGACTTGCGACCGCAGATGATTTTAAAGTACAGGCAGAGGACTTGCTTGAGCAAAGTAAAGAGTTGACAGATATTTATTACGCAGAAAAAGATAGAATTAATAATATGTACTCAGCAGTTACAAAGGAAATAGAGAATGCTAAAAGAGATAATCCAAATAATTAAATCCATGATAATTACGTCAGCTATTGTTGTCTTGGGATATATTGTTGGATATGCTTTGGTTATTTATATTTTATAAGGAGATTTGATGAAATTAGAGCATCCTCCATCAGAAACAAAAATATGTTCTGTATGTAAAACTGAAAAAAATCTGCAATCGTTTAATAAACGAAGGGCGTCTAAGGATGGTATAAACAATATGTGCAGAGACTGTTCTAAGGAACGATTCAGAAAAGACTATGAGGACAACATAGAGTATTATAGGCTTAGAACTAGAGAATACGCAAAGAAAAATCCAGAAAACGTGAAAAAGAATAACGACAAAAGGGCCATAAAAGTTATTTGCTTTAGCTGTGGTTGCGAATACCAAAGCTGGAACAAGAAAAAGCCAGACATCGAAAGAGCATGCGCTCCCTGCTTAGCAAAGAATGCTCGTAAAAAAGAGAGGAACCTAAGTCCGACAATTGAATGTAAGAAGTGCAAACAGGTTCTGGAGAGGAAATTTTTCGGGGTACGAGATAGCGGTCATATCAGAACTTCTTGTATAAAATGTGATAATCTTAAAAAATTTAAAATGAATCGCTCTGACTGGGACTCTCTTTTTTTTAAACAAAAAATGGTATGCGCTATTTGCAATAAGCCTGAGACCTCAAAAGACGTAAGAACGGGAGCTCCGTTAAATTTGTCAGTGGACCATTGCCATTCCAGCGGAAAGGTTAGGGGTCTGCTTTGTGGTAACTGTAACAAGGGTATAGGGTCTCTAAAAGACGACATAACTATATTAAAAAACGCAATAAAATATCTCAAAAGGAGTTTGAAGTGAAAATGTTTTTCAAAAAAAATAGGCCTGACGCCATAGTGCCAACCCGTAATCATCCGACAGACAGCGGCTTGGATCTGTACGCTGTCGAAGACGTTACTATTGAGGGAGGGGAGACTAAGATTGTTCAAACTGGGATATCTTTTTCTTTTGACTTGGGTCTGGAAATACAAATTAGACCTCGATCGGGAGTATCTCTTAAAACACCTCTTCGAGTTGCCAATGCTCCAGCAACAATAGACTTTGGCTACACAGGAGATTGCTCTGTAATTTTATGGAATTCAAATCCTAATGTTGGATATAAAATTAAACGAGGAGACCGAATCGCTCAGGCTGTTTTATGTCCTGTCGTTATTCCGTCTTCTTTTGAAGAAGTTCAGTCTTTAGAAAATACAGATCGCGGAGAAAAGGGTTTTGGGTCTAGCGGAACATGAACATAATTACTATTGATGGCGAAAGCCAGTTTGATAAATTGCCAGATTTCAAAGTGATGACTGGCAATTTTCCTAAAAACATAAGAACCAGCAATGATGGAGTTCTTCCATTTATCGCTACTGGCAACCCGACTATCACTGGTAATTTAATGGTATGTGCTTTTTCTGACCAAGGAGCTTCGGCTTTCATTGATATCTCTAGACCTATGGAAGAGCTTGAGGCTATAGGCAAAAACTCACTGACCCTCCCAACAATATCCATCATGGATATATCAGCAGTAGATGTTTTACATAAAGCCAATGCTCTGACTGCTCTAGGTTTTAATCGATTTGCTATATATACAGATAACCCAACATCAGATGAGGCTATTAATTTCTTCCAAAGAGTTGAGGCCTTAGGAGTTAAGATATATATTGCTATTTACGATCTACATCAGCAGATTTTTATAAGACGTAAAACTTCAATATCAGTATCAGGCTTTATCATCAAAACTCCCGACCGTTTTAAAAATATCATATTCCCTAATCTTCTAAAAATAATCCCAATGCTGGTATCCGACCACGAGACTGTTATTGTTGAGGAGGAGATTTTTAAACCCATGGACGCCGTAAAGGCCATAGGTATGGGCGCTCACTCAGTGATCTTAACCCACATACTAGCCTCAACTCACGAGGCTGTGGGGAAGGTTTTTGAGTTCCAAGGCTCTTATTATAAGGAATATTCCACATCAATCCGCAGAGATTCCCAAAATAGCCAACTAATCACGGGTCCAGTCATTAACGTTCTGGTTGAGTTCGAAACAACCCTAAGAGATGTTATGTTGGTCACTGGGATGGAGAATCTAGCAGAATTAAGAAACTTTTACAGGTATTTTGATGTTGACAAGATGGAATTTGTGTAATAAGCTGATTTAAGACCATAAACTAGGCTTGGTCCTCCTAGCCCTTCGAAACGGACCTATCTTTCCTTTAAGCCCGTAAGGCGCAAAATTACGGGCTTTTTATTTAAAAAAAGCTAACAATCTTAAGTATATAGACCTTGTTGCGGATGGATGTACATCGGGTTCTTATAGCTCTTCTGCCAATGCGCAGAGAGCAGATTATCTTCCTTAAGAGTAGGGTGGATGGACAAATAGGAATCGCATATAAATACTCAGCTGATTGAAATATCAGCCAACATGGATCGAGCCACATGCGTTGTTGTGGGGAGAAGCCAAGGGCGTGAAAACAAGCTCTTGGCTTTTTGCTTTTGAGGTGATACTATATATGATATGGAGAACCTATGAATTTCAAAAACATACCAGAAGAAGTATTAGACACAGAGCTTTATGAAGACTGGGACCTAGAAACAGTCGACACAGTAACATTGCGAACAGAGCTCGTTCGTGAATTCAAAAATGAAGACTTGGAAGATGTAGACCTGAAGCTTGGTGAAGACGGTTCTTTGTGGGGACTTACAGCTTATTCAAAAACTTACGTTGGGACTCTTGTGATCGGGACTTTCGGCGATATGCAAATGATAACTCTTAAGAGGAATCCATGACCGAGTCCATCAACATAGTTGTTGTTTCCGACAGATATGGTAATTTTGCAGGACACTGTATTCGTGAAGCTATTAAGCGAGGGTACGGGGAAGCTGAGAGAAAGATCGTAGGCTATAACGCTCAGTTCAAAGGGCAACCACAGCTTAACTTCTTCTGGGCCAATCATAACAGCAATTTAGTTCTGTCACACATATCCACTATGGACTTTAATGAGATTCACATCGCAGGACCTGAGATTGATGAAGAGATGGTGGATGTCTTTGAGATGATAAGATCAGAGATGAGACGGAAGAAAAAAGGTCCAGTTAAGGTAGTTTTAAGTGAACGTAAAGATACTTAAAGCTAGCAAGAAACATAAGATTTCCAAGGGAATGATTTTGGAGCTAATAAGAATAGAGCCAAATCACTATGTTAATGGGAAGTCAGAAACTTTTGTGGTAATACAAAAAGAGGGCTCGGAGATACTGTATCCCATGATACATGTAGAGTTAAGCCCCAAGATAGAGGTCAAATGAAAGAGCACTATATTGAAGTTTATTATATGAATGATAGAGGGATTCCTGTCACTGTTGAAGTTCAGCACAAAACTTTGCAGGACGAGTATGGTATCTATAAATTTAGAATGGGTGAGGTGACTATCATGCAACCAAAGCAAGCTAAGCTGTTTAAGGTTGAAGCTCCATACGGAACGACTCCTTTTGTTAAGGCGTGGGAAAGTCGAGTTCTAATTTCTTATATCGACGCCGATAGTGTGGATTTATCATGACTATAAGCGAAATAAAAGAAGCTATTACTGAGCCATTCTTAGATTTCGGATACTGGATAAGCTGGAAGTATCGGTTATTGAAGCACTATATCCGATGGATTAAGAGGCTTCCTAAGATTCGTAACTGGAATGGCAACGACATCTATCTGTTGATGCATTTTCAGCTTAAAGACGTTGAATATGCTATGAAAAACGGATACATCGACTGGACTGAGAGCCCTGAATGCCTTAAATCTATTCGAATAGCTATCAAGCTTTCCAAGAGATTGGGAGAAGGATACTCCGAAGACGCAGCGGTTACGAGATTTATAACTAAATGGCCACATACGGATGATGATTTTATGGTGGAGTTACGAAGAGAAAGGTCTGAAGAAGAAAAGAAAGACCTTATTGGGTGGAGAAATTCTGAACACAGACAGTCCACTAGAGATTTGAGAAATCTTTTAGACATAATCGGTAAGTATGGCGATGGGTGGATGGATTAAGGGGATTTTATGAATGCGGCAGGATTGGTTACTTTAATGTTAATGGCTTTAGGGTCAGATAATTGGCCAGAGAAACTTGATCTTAAGAAGACCTCTGTGTATTGTAGGGAGATAGTGTCAATATCTTCCAAAGACGGGTATTCCTACGTGGGAATAGATACTGAAGGGACTGATTACATGTCAGACTACGCTGATGCGGACGCTTTGCAGAGTGAAATTGACAGACAGTGCAGGAGAGGTAGATGAAAAAAGAATACAAGCCAAAATATGAAACTCAGGAGTCCGAATATGAACACAAAGAGTCTTTACCCGAGTACTGGGCAGAGAAACACCTAGGAAGCATGGGCCGAATGGTCGGTGGGTCGAAGTCTATCTATCGATATGACAACCCTAGGAACCTAGTGATATTTAACGCCAATGTTCTGACTGAAGAAGATGGCAAGATATGGCATGGCGATCTTGATATTACGGAAGATTTTATCGATCTTCAAAAACTATCAACTAAGCTGGGTAAGAAAGTCTACGTCTTGAGAGAGTCCGCTGCAAGATTCGACAAAGTACCTAACATCAAAGAAGAGTTCGAGGTTATGTTTGATGATAAGAAAATACTGTTTCTTGAACAGAAATACTTCTACCTAGAAGCTGACAGCAAAGGCCGTAAGGTCCCATATGTAAAGACAGAGGAAGAGTTGGTAGCTGAGGCGAAGAAAGAGGGCTCTTACAGAGAATCTGAATACACGTACAAAAAAGAAGACTATCAAGAGACTATTAAACTGCCAGACCTTTCTAAGTACAAAGTCACCGTCAAGGAAGACCCTTTAAGCTTCTATCAGAAAGAGCTTATAGAGCTTATCGGTAAGGAAAGGGCAGAGCAGATTCACTTAGACATCTACGTGACTAAGAATTACTACGATCAGTTAAAAGGGTTAGTGGAAAAATTCGCCAAAAAGAAGTTTAGATATATGCATCCTGTCAAACTAAAGCAGTCCGTTGATTGGACTATGTTTGATATGGCCCCATCTTACTTTATGACCGATCAGGAATGGGCTAAAGATGATTCTGTGGGGTATGTTCTAAAAAAGTAATATTTACAATCTCAAATTGAGACTCGTAAGCCAGCGTAATTGCTGGCTTTTCTATTTTTATCGATTTATTTAAAATAAATATTGTAATAGTTACACCTCCGAGTTATATTAAATATATCAACTAATCATTCCTTGGAGGGAATATGAAAGCATTAAAAAAGATTAAAGTAATCGCAAGCCCATCTAAAATCGCTGGTTTTTCTGAGGATGGTTACACAAACAACGGAACAAAACGCTTACAATCTAAAGACGGATGTACTTTGTATATCCCTAACTTCCACACAGGACCAAAGTTCTTCGAAGAAGGCCACATGGCTGATGTTATTGAAATCTTTTCTAAAAGAAAGGTAGCTTAATATGTTTGTAGAATCTTCTAAATCGGTTGGAGTAACATTTAAGAAAACAATCGTTCGACTAGCGCAGAGCATGCGACCAGTACAAGTGAAAATGAATTCGAAAAAAGACAATATTTCGTTTGGTGAAAAGTTTAACGATGATGAGGCTGTGTTCCAGACTTTCTGCATGAGAAATCTTAGCGAAAAAAGCTTGGAAGATGCTAGACTTGATGCTAAAGAGTTAGCGCTGGCTGATATGGTTGAGCTACAGGGTCTTGTTGCTGAGGCTTTGGTTGCAGCGGCAGCTCTGGATTTCGCAGATAGCCTTAAAGCGAGCAAGTAACGGTAATGAATAGTTGGCCAACAGAGCTGGTCCATAAAGAGACTGGTGAGATAATTAAAGTCTACGCCATAGATGATTTCGGCGAAGAGTTCGAGATTCTTATTAAGAAGGGTCGCAGGACAGTAGTGGCCCATCCAGATGAATGGGATATATTGACTGTTAATTCCAAGATTTACGTGTATAGTATGATAAAGAAGGAAATTAAACCTTTTATTTTTAGGAGAACTATATGAAAGAAAAAGATATCCAGTTTATAAGAAACCGCATCGACATCCACGCTAAAGAACAAGCTAAAAGAATTAGCCGTCCCGTTGATGAGAAGTGTTTTTTTGAGTCGATTGAGGCCTACGTTCTTGAATTCGCTAGGTGGAACCATCTGACTGTATGGGACTTTGAAAAAAGAAACGACCTCCTAAAGGACTCCTTTTTCAAGGGTCGGGCTAATACCATGGACTTGCTAGCATTTGAAACTATTAAGCAGATTCTGAATTCTGAAAAGAAGAAGAATGGATTAAAGGTTTAATGGATTCTGGAACTCTAGCTTTGATGGCTCACTTATTAATCTCTACAGGCTGTAAGGATACTGATATTGACTACAGAGACGCATGCTCTGCAGGATATTCTCAGGCTTCTAAACAAAGCGGCCTGTCTGAGCAAGCTGAGTCCAAAGAGAAAGAGCTGTCAAAAGCTGCTCAGGACTTCGCTGGGCAATACCTATTCCCTTACCTAGGTAGAGAGATGGTAATAGTAACGTTCACGTCAATAGACGCCGTTATGAAGGGTGAAGTGAGATATGCCGTTAAGGCCAAGCCCATATGTGATTCAATATTAATAGTCGCTGGAAAAGAAACAACGTCAATAAAAATGAATTGGAACTTTTAATGAAAATAGATTGCTCAAAATACTCAGACACACTAAATAAGCTAAAGCATTACGTAGAAAAAGAAAAAGACATCTCAACGTCGATATCAAAACTGGCTTCGGTGTCGTTCTGCCCAGTTATCGCATGTACGATATTGGCAATTGGGATTCATGGAGTTACGGATGACTTAAGAAAACAATACAACAGTCTTATCTCATTTTATGGATACTCTGAGGTGCTGGATTTAAGTGGAGAACTTTTCGACATCGATCAAAAGTTAAACACTAGACTTTAGTGCTGGTATTTACTAGATTATTCTGTATTCCGATTTGGAATATGTAGTATTTTTAGTCAGTTTATTGTTTTATGGGCTATATGTTAGATTTGAGACTTGGCAATAGGATTGCATTAACTAGAAGTTAAAGGAGATTTTTATGACAGAAAATAAAAAGTTTAAATTGAGACTTGATCTAACAAAGGAAATCTTTGGCAGGACCTTATTTAGGATAGAGGCTCTGGTTTCTATCGAAAAATATGGAATTAAGGCTGGGGATCTCGGAGGATATGTAGAAAAAGAAGCCAATGTTTCGGTTTCTGGTGACGCATGGGTTTATGGTAACGCACAGGTTTATGGTAACGCACAGGTTTCTGGTGACGCATGGGTTTATGGTAACGCACAGGTTTATGGTAACGCACAGGTTTCTGGTGACGCACGGGTTTATGGTAACGCATG